TAATGAAATTGCATATGGTACAAGAACATTAAAAAGTGCTAGCGATTTACAATATGTTGGTGCAAAAACAGGCGATGCAATCGTTTATGATGCAGAAACCAACAGTTTTGTAACATCTAATTTTGCTGCAATAGAATCCATTGACGGAGGAAGTTACTAATGTCCGGTAACACAAGGATTCAATTAAAAAGAAGTAATACTGCTTTTCATATACCTACACCTACACAATTAGCTCCAGGTGAACCAGCAATCAATTTGGTTGATGGTCGTTTATTTGTAAAATTAAATTCGGGTACAGTAATTGATATTTCCTCTACACCCGCAGGAAATACTTTTTATGTATCACAAAATGGTAATGATTTGTTTGATGGAAAAACACCAGGTGCATCAAAAAGAACAATTCGTGCAGCTGTAGATCAAACCAATCCAGGTGATTCAGTATATGTTCATAGTGGATTATACATAGAAGAAACTCCTATTATTGTACCACAACAAGTTCAGATTAGTGGTGCAGGAGAAAGAAACACAATTATTCAACCAATAGACCCAACCAAAGATGTTTTTTGGATGAACAATTTGGGCTATATAACTGCTATGAAGTTTATTAACTATTCAGCTAATGCTGTTTGTTTTCCTGCAGAAGTTGTTGAAACTGGAACTGCTCGGGCAGTAACATCGAATACAATAACTTTGGCTAACACATCCACATTGGTGGATAATTATTATAATGGTATGTCTATAGCGATTGCTTCTGGAAACAATCAAAGTTTTATATACAGTACAGATTTGAGTTATCGTGATGCTGGATCAATTATTGATAGTATCAGTTTTGATTTGTTGTATGGTGGAAATCGTCAATCTATACAATCAGCAGTATCCTATTTTCAATGGAGTACAAATACTGCAAACACCAATTTAGTTATTCCTAAAGATCAAACAGCTTGTACTGATGCTATGGGACATTTAAAACTTATTGCTAATAATATTATATTGGGTATACCAGTATCGACCTATCAAAGTGCGATAACACAAAATATATCTTTAACACCAGGAACAATATCTGAATCAGAATTGGTTATTTCTGATATTAATAATATTTTAAATATTATCGATAATGGTCCTTTAGTTGCTACAAAATCTCCAATTAAGTTAATACCGAGTTCAAATCGCAATGTAACTAATGCTGCCATTATTCTAGAAGCAAACAAAGGTTTTATTCAAGCAGAATTAAATGCGTACCTTAGTGATACATACTCATCATTCAACTATGATCAAACAAAAAGCTCAAGGGATACTGGATTAATTGTTGATGCTATTGCTATGGACATGTTACACGGTACTACCAGTGATAGTAATTTTACAGGATTACAATACTGGAAGCAAGATTCTGGATATACAGGAAATATTGCTTTGGAAGTATCAGCTACAAGTAATGCAATTTCCTATTTGGAAACTTTAGCTTTAACTTATATCAGTCCACAAAATCAACCGGCCGTAATTAGTTTGTTTAATACTATTAAAAATATATTTGCCAACGGGGCAACTAGTGTTTCAAATAGTATTGTTTATGGTGGATTACCAACATCCGACACAACAATAATTAATGATGTGTTGGTATTACAAAATAATATTTCTGTAATGCAAAATGAAGTTCTTAGTTATATTACTTCTCCAACAGGATTAAACTTTACAAACTTTAACCAAACCACATGTTCACGAGATGTTGGTTATATACTAAATGCTATTTGTTTCGATCTACAAAATGGTGGAAATGTACAAAGTACAAAATCGGGTGTTTATTATTTTGGTTATAATGGTGCAATTAGTTCTATACCTAATGATATGGTACAATGTACTGCGGCCATTAACTTTATTAGTGGTCTTATTCCAAGTATTGTAACTAGAACAGCAATTACAAATTCATATCAATCGGATGTAGTTCAAGACCTTGATGGAACTCCAGTTGCTTCACAAATTTCAGTATTACAAAATAATATTGAAATTATTACTAATATTATTAATAATGGTCCAAGTGTATCATCAACTAAAACTCCACAAAACTTTGTAGGTACTTTGGCTAGTGATAATATCAATACTTGGAATTTGTTACACAAAAACCGTGCCTATATTGTTGCTGAAGTTAATGCTTTTATTAATTACAATAATACTTACTCGGGATTTACTTATGATATAGTAAGAAGTTCAAGAGATGCCGGATTAATTATTAATGCCATTGGTATGGATTTATTGTACAACTCCAATAGTGATAGTACATTTACAGGATTACAATATTGGAAGCAAGATACAGGTTATACAGGAAATGTCGCTTCTCAAGTTACCGCAACAGTTACAGCAATCAACCATTTAAGAGGTCTTGCATTATCTTTTGTTAGTCCACAAAATTTCGATAGAGTAAACAATTTATTTGATACAATAACTAATGTGTTTACTAATGGTACAGATGGAATTGTAGATACTATTGTATATGGTGGATTACCAACAACCGACACAACAACACTCTCAGATGTAGCTATTTTACAAACCAATTTGTTAGCTATGCAGAAGAATGTGATTGCTTGGATAAATTCAAACTACTCGGCCATGATTTACAATCAAACTACCTGTTTCAGGGATGTTGGTTACATCATTAATTCTATTTGTTTCGATTTACGAAATGGTGGAAATTTACAAAGTACTAAAACCGGAGTTTACTATTACGGTTATGATGGCGTTAATAGTGCCATACCTAATAATATTACAGAATGTACTGCCGGTATTAATTTCATTGGAAATATTGTGGCCAATGTTGTAACTGGCACATTAATTACTAATACATATCAATTTGCAGTGGCACAAAATAGAAGTGGAACTTGGGCTAGTGCAAATGTGGGTGTGACATTAGCAAATAGTATTTCTTTAATTACAAATATTATTAATAATGGTCCTAGTGTTGCGCCTGCTAAAACTCCACAAAGTTTAGTAGAAAATACGGATTCAGATGTACTTAATGCTTGGAATATGTTGCAAGCTAATTATAATTTTATTGTTGCGGAAGTTAATGCTTTTATTGATAATCAATTTACAAACAAATTTGTATACAATGAATCCAATTGTTATCGAGATACTGGATTAATTGTTGATGCTATTGGTATGGATTTATTATATAATACTACAAGTGATAGTATTTTTACTGGATTACAGTATTGGAATCAAGATGTAGGATTTGCTACACCAGAACTTGGTGCAGAAATTACTTACACAGGACAAGCTGTTGCTTATCTTGAAAGTCTTGTGGTTGGACTTGTTGATCAACAAAATGTTCCAAATATTATTAATCTTTTTAGTAGAATTGTGCAAATAATATTTAATGGTCCCGCAAATATTACTAACACCATTATTTACGGTGGTTTGGTAACAAGTAACACGGTAACACTTGCTGATGTATCTACAATACAAGCAAATAAAACTTCATTGGCACAAAGTGTAATTAATTATATTACATCTCCATCCGGCTTAAACTTTACAAACTTTAACCAAACCACTTGTTCACGAGATGTTGGTTATATACTTGATTCCGTTTGTTTCGATTTGCAAACAGGCGGAAATTTACAAAGTATTAAGGCGGGTATATATTATTATGGATATGATGGCACAGATAGTGTGGTTCCAAATGAATCGGTACAAGTTAATGATGCCTATAATTTTATAGCCAATATTGCATCCAACATTGTAACCGGTACTTTAATTGTTGATCCTTATCAAACAACAGTAACTCAAAACACCAGCGGCATTTTTGCAAGTTCAAATGTAGTTACAACACTAGCAAATAATATTTCTGTAATTACTAATATTATTAATAATGGTCCGGCGGTTGTAACAACCAAAACTCCACAAAGTTTGACACAAACCACAAACCAAAATACTATTAATGCTTGGAATATGTTACACAACAATCGTGCATTTATACAAGCTGAAGTTCTTGCCTATTTCAATAATACAAATCCACAAGTTACTTACGATAAAACAAAGAGTTTAAGAGATACTGGATTAATTGTTGATGCACTTGTTCAAGATTTGTTATTTGATACCAATAGTCAATCAACATTTGCTGGATTGCAATACTGGAAACAAAATGGTTATACCGGTAATTTTGCCGAAAAAATATCAACATGTATTGGTGCAATAGAATATGTTAGCACTTTGGCACAAAAAATAATTACTGGAGATTTTACAGGAACAAGACAACAAACCCTGTATCGTCAAATGACAGCTAATACAGCAACCAATAATGAAGTAAATTTAATTTCTACTGATTTTTCATTAATTACAAATATATTAAATAATGGCACATCAAATGTAACCAATATGATTGTTCCTAACAGTATAGTTGCTAATACAAATACTCATATAGTTAATGCTTATAATTTATTACAATTAAATAAATCATATTTACAGGCAGAAGCTTCAGCTTGGATTGAATCAAATAAATTTGTAAATCAAGCAAATATTATTTCATATAGTGCAGACACACAAATTGCAGTGATAGATCAAAATTGGAATGGTTTACCTGATAATAATTGTACATATAATCTTTCAATTCCTTTATTGAATTCTGCTGCTCCTGCAACTGCACGATATTCAACTTACATTACTGGTAGTCCATACATATATAACAGTTCATCAATTAATTCTTTAAGTGGAACTGGATTGTGTATTGATGGAAGTAGATGTACTGGTAATAAGAGTATGATTTCATCTCAGTTTACCCAAGTGAATACTAATGGAACCGGCGTAAGAATTTTAAATGATGGTTATTGTCAGTTAGTTAGTATCTACGCCATTTTTAATAATAAAGCATTTTTAGCTGAAACTGGTGGCACCGCTTCAATGGGTAACTGCAACGTTAACTTTGGTAAATATGGACTCTATGCTAGTGGTTATGGTAAGATAGTAATGTCGGGTCTACTGAATGGAACACAAGCCCCATTCAACTTTACAGTCAACATAAATAACATTATAACAGATAGTGCATTAAGTGTTGCTGCAAGTGTTCCATATTCTGGTTTATTAATGTTTGTTGGTGGTGATTCAAGTGGTACATATTATAATGTGACCGGATCTACACAATTGGATATAAACGGAAGTACACAAGTTTCATTGTTAGAATCAAACAATATTACATTTGCTGCTAACACTCCTGTATATTTTTATCAACAAAGTCAATTAAGGGCATCAGGACAAACATTTGAGTTTTGTGGTGCAGGAACATCGATTGATGCCATACCTAGATTGGGTGGTGTAGCAAATTCTCAATTACAAATTACAGCTGTTGGTGGTGCTGCGGTCTTTGCAACCTCAACAGATGAAAACGGTAACTTTCAAGTTGGTGATTTGATTTTGGATCAAGCAACTTCAACAATTTCAGGTAGAACATTTAGTAAATCATTATTTGCTGAAATGACTCCTTATATTTTAGCACTCGAAGGGTAAAAAATGGCAGCTATTCCATTAAATACGTTTAAAACTATAACGTTTAATGTTACTTCTACACCAACAATTGTTTATACATCACCTTATAATGTAACAACCGTGGTTCTTTTGGCTCAAGTTTCTAATACTGATAAAGCAAATACTATTTCAGTTGATGCAAATTATTTCAATGGAACTAATACAGTAAATATTATTAGTGGAACATTAATACCAATCAATGATGCTAGTAGTTTACTGACAGGAAAATTAGTAATTCAAACTGGATGTTCTTTTGTTGTTAGTGCAAACACACTTGGTTTATCCTATTTGTCTACACCAGGATCAGCACCATTGGTTCTGTCAATTCTTGAAACTGCAAACGCTTAATGGCACATAATAAAATACGATTAGTTAGTGGTAGAGTACCTACTACAAATGCTGCTGGCGTAACCGCAGATAGATATGACTTTATAGATTTAACTTCATCAGAGCCAAATTTAGGTACTCCAAATACCAGCACAGGTACCGCAGATGCAAACTTATACATTTTATCATTCAATACATCTACTCCAGGCAATCGTCTGTGGACCGATCCAACCAATCTAATTCAAGTAGCTGCCGCCGGTGCTATTAAAGCTGCGGTTGCCAATTTATTAAGTAACGTATTTTCGACAGTAGTTATACAAAATACAACACCATCAATATCAAATTCAACTGGTGCTTTAATCGTTTATGGTGGTGTTGGTATTGGTGGTAATGTATACGTTGCAAATACTTTTGTTGCAAGTCAACATTCAAATTCTGTAAATTATATTCAAGTAACCGGTAACACTTCAGGTAATTCACCAACACTTTCTGCTATTGGTTCTGATACCAATTTGGGATTAAATATTACGGCCAAAGGTTCTGCAAGTATATATTTAAATGCCGCTAATACTGAAATTAGTGGTAATCTTTATACAAAAACTGTTTTTTCTAATGGTAAAGCAGTATTAACTGCTGAGCCAATTGGCCAAGCAGCTTACGACACAGCCAATTCAGCACAAGCTAATACTATTTTTACTCAAGGAGTAGATACTACTCAAAATGCTTTTACCAATGCGGCATTTGCTCAAGCAAATAGTGCAGCTGCCAATACAGTCTTTATTACTGGTGGTTTAAATACTGCTAATGCAAACATCTCATTCCTTATGGGCGTTGAAGCTTGGCAAAATACATTTACCAATGCCGCTTTTAACCAAGCCAATTCAGCAGCTGCCAATACAGTCTTTATTACTGGTGGTTTAAATACTGCTAATGCTAATATATCAATGTTGATTGGTATTGAAGCTTGGCAAAATACATTTACCAATGCGGCTTTTAACCAAGCAAATAGTGCAGCTGCCAATACAGTCTTTATTACTGGTGGTTTAAATACTGCTAATGCTAATATATCAATGTTGATTGGTATTGAAGCTTGGCAAAATACATTTACCAATGCGGCTTTTAACCAAGCCAATTCAGCAGCAGCTAATACAATTTTCATTACTGGTGGTTTAAATACAGCTAATGCTAATATAGCGTTTACTCAAGGTGTTGATGCTTGGCAGAATACATTTACCAATGCGGCTTTTAACCAAGCAAATAGTGCCGGTGCTAATACAGTCTTTATTACTGGTGGTTTAAATACAGCTAATGCCAACATAGCCTTTACTCAAGGTGTTGATGCTACACAAAACACTTACGCAAATGCAAGTTTTATACATGCAAATGCTGCTTTTGTATTAGCTACTAACGCTTTACCCAATACTGGTACATTAATTACCATAAATTCAGTATCACAATTATTTGTTTCTAATACAACTCCAAGCGTAAGTAATATTACAGGTTCCTTAGTTACTGCGGGTGGTATGGGTGTTGGTGGTAACGTAAACATTACAGGTACCTTAACCGTTGGTGGTGTTGGTATTTCTGGCCAATATACATTAAACCAATTGACAGCAAATCAAATTAGTGTTATTAGTACAGGACCAGGTCAAAATGCTTTATCTATTACAGGTAATGTTCTTGTAAATGGTACTATGAGTATAGTAGGAGCATTTAGTATCAATGGAACTGGAATAGATTCCAATGGAAACCTAAAAGCAAATTCCATAACAACAGATACATTTACAGCAAACAATATATTAGCAAATACAATAATTACCACAGGTAACATTTACGGAAGTTTTGCTGGTCTTGATATATCATCATCAGGTGTAGTTCCAGGAACTTATGGATCAACATCATTTACTCCTGTAATTACAATTGCTGCCAATGGAAAAATTACTTCAGCTATAAGCACAGTAAGCGCATCACTTAACATTGCAGCAAATACAGGAACAACAACCCAATTCTTTGGTGGAAATACATTCACAATTCAAGGTAGTGGCGGTTCTGGTATTTCAACAAATATTTCTGCTACAGGTTTAGGTCCAACAATTTCAATTTTAACAGATAGTACGATTGTTCGTTCAAATATTACAACAACCGGACCACAATATATTTCTACTGATTTAACTATTGCTGGAAATTTAATTGTTGCTGGATATCAAACTTTTGTAAACACAAGCACCTTTTTAACAAAAGAATCTTTGATTGAGTTGGCATCAAATAATTCTGTAGGTGATGTTGTAGACATTGGTTTTTATGGTATGTCCAATATCAATCCAGGACTTGTTTCATCGAATGTATTTCACGGTTTAATTCGTGAAGGTTCTGGCGGTCCTTCGGCTGGTATGTTTTACTTATTTAAAAATCTTGCTGGAAATCCGACCAATCATACAATATCATATGCTTCAGCAACAACAGCAACTTTAATTGCTAATTTATCTGGTGGTCAAATTTATGGCCTTGCAAATTCAATTGGTGTACTTGATGGTGGAACTGGAGTAAAAACCAGTACAGGTACAGGTTCAGTTGTTCTAAATGTTAGTCCAACTTTTTCAGGTACCGTTAATTTTTCTGGTGCCACTTTATCAAATTTAAGTGCAACAACAATTAATGTAACGACAATTAATGTAACTACTATCAACACCACTTCAGTTCTTATTGGAAATTTGACATATTATTCTCCAGGAGTATTTGCACAATTTGCTTCAAATACAAATCAATATCAACAAGTAATTTTACAAAATTCAAATTATGGTTCACAAGCTTCTGCTGATTTTATTGTTTCTACAGCATTAAGTACCGATACAACCTATTACGGCGATTTTGGTATGAATGGTCCAGGTTATAATAATGGACAACCAGGATCATTAAATCAACCAAACATGGTTTATGTGTTTTCAGCAAGTTCAGATTTAACGCTCGGTACAAACACAGCTAATCCAATTCATTTTGTAGTTGGCAATGGCGCTACGGATGCAATGACAATTCAAGCCAATGGAGTTATTAATATTCCAGGTAAAGTTGTTATTTCTAATACGTTTCCAAGTTCAAATCAAGTTAGTGGTGCTTTAATTGTTGCTGGTGGTGTAGGTATTGGTGACAGTCTTTATGCTAACGCAGTATATTCAACAGGTTCGGTATATGCTAATGGAATGGATATTGTATCTTATTTCCAGGGTGTTGAAAATACAACCAATTCTAATATTTCTTTTATTCAAGGTGTTGATGTTTGGCAAAATGCTTGGACTCAAGGAATAGATACTTGGCAAAATACTTGGATTCAAGTAACTAATAATCAAGCTAATGCGGCATTTGTTCAGGCAAATAGTGCAGCTGCCAATACAGTCTTTATTACTGGTGGTTTAAATACTGCTAATGCAAATATTGCCTTTACTAGAGGTATTGATAATTGGCAAAATGCTTGGATACAATCAACAGATGATCAAGCTAATACGGCATATAGTCTTGCTTATGGTGATTCATTATCTATTGCACAAATACAAGGTGGATTAAACTCAGCAAATGCTAATATAGCATTTACTCAAACAGTAGACACTTTTCAAAATAATTTAACTAAAGTAGTTTATGCTTCTACAAATGCGGCTTCACTTCAAGCCAATTCTGCTGGTGCTAATACAGTCTTTATTACTGGTGGTCTTGCAACGGCAAATGCTAATACAGTAGCTACTCAAGGTATTGATAATTGGCAAAATACTTGGGTACAAATTACACAAGCATCTACCAATGGAGCTTTTCTTCAGGCAAATAGTGCAGCTGCTAATACAATCTTTATGTCAGGAGTTGAGCTTTCAACAAATGCTAATATATCGATGCTTCAAGGTGGATTAAATCAAGCAAATGCAAATACCGCTTATCTACAAGGTGGTCTTAATACCGCAAATGCTAATATAGCGTTTACTCAAGGTGTTGATGCTACTCAAAATGCTAATATAGTATTTCTTACGAGTGTTAATGCTACACAAAATTTATTCACACAAGCAGCCTTTAATCAAGCAAATAACGCTTTACCCAATACCGGTACATTAATTACCGTAAATTCAGTATCACAATTATTTGTTTCTAATACACAACCTTCAATATCCAATTCTACTGGCGCTTTAATTGTTGCTGGTGGTCTTGGTATAACAGGTAATGTAAACATTCAAGGATTACTAAATGTTAATGGTGTTGGAATTACAGGTTCAGGAGCATTAAGTTCTAATACATTAACTGTACAAACAATTAATGTTACATCTAGTAATGTTTCTAGCTCTTTTGGTACTGGTGCTATTATTGTTGCTGGTGGATTAGGTGTAGGTGGAAACGTATATGCTAATCTTGTTTATACAACTGCTCTATATAATTCTGCTACAGGATTACCATTCAACTTTGCCTTTGCTGGAGGTACAGTTCCGGGTCAAGTAGTTATTAGTAGTGGAAACCCATCAATAAGTAATACAACAGGCGCATTGACTATTACTAATGGCGGTGGTCTTGGTGTAACAGGTAATGTAAATATTCAAGGCACTTTGAATGTTGGTGGTGTTACAATTACTGGTGGTGGTACTACAGGAGGAATAACTTCTTCTTCACTTGTTGTTCAATATATTACAGCAACAGGATCAAATAATACAACAAATGCAAATACAGGTACAATTATTGTTACTGGTGGTATTGGTGCTAGTGGCAACATATATAGTAATGGAATAGTAACAGGAGCTGAAGTTGTTGCTAACAATGGTATATTTGTAAACGCTAATACATCTTCTGCTCCATTTTTAATACCTGTGGGATATAATGCTTTATCTGTTGGTCCATTTACAGCAACAGGAACAATAACCGTACCGGCAGGAAGTCGATGGGTAATCCTTTAAAGTGATCATATAATATGTCTTTTATTAATGCGAATACGTTTTCCAAACCAGAAGTTAGTTTAGCCAATGGCGCAAAAGCAATTTATCCTCAGCTAATGGAGATTGTTGCAGATAATACCAATACACTAAACATCAATTTAAATTCAAACACGGCTATAGTTTTTAATGCCAACCAAACAACAAGTTTTATAGGATCCAGCAACGCAATCTGTTTACCTGTTGGTAATACAGCTCAACGGCCTGTGCCTGCAGCAAATGGAATGATCAGATTCAATACAGATTTACAAGGTGGTGGTGGTGTCGAAGTTTTTGATGGCACCCTGTGGGGCGATTTGCTTGCTTATTATTTTGGTCAACTTGTTATAGTTGCTGGTGGAGGTGGTGGTGGACCAAATCCTGGTGGCGGCGGTGGTGCCGGAGGTGTGATATCGACAACAGTTCAAATATCTCCAGGTACAAATACTGCAGTCGTTGTGGGTGTTGGTGGTACAGCAACTTCAACTGCCGCTACTAATGGAGGCAACAGTTCTTGGGCCGGATTATTTGTTGCACTTGGTGGTGGTTATGGCGGTTATAATGGTACTATAAGCCAACTTGCAGGTGGATTGGGTGGTTCCGGTGGAGGAGTGCAGTACAATGCCGGTAATGCAGCTTATGGTGCATGGGGACGAGGAATTCCCGGACAAGGAAATGACGGAGGATATGCCCTAGGTGCTGGATATTATTGTTCGGGTGGAGGTGCTGGTACTTCAGGCCAAGCTACTCAAACTGCACCATATACTATAAGTGGTGGTAAAGGAATTATAAATCCAATTCCTGGATCAAATACAGGGCAACCTCAATTTGCTGTTGCAAGCGGAACAATATCTTTCAATACAGTATTTGGTAATTATAATGGAATACTGGTACCAAGTAATACTGTGACCGGTACAGGAACATCATTTACAACTCAGTTGAATGTAGGTTCTAACTTAGTAGCAACATCCTATTACGGTGGTGCTAATGTAATTGTAGGAACCATTCAATCAATTACAAACGATACTTCATTAGTTTTATCGCAACTAACTACTGCCAATTTTTATGGGCCAGGTATGTTAAATAATAGCAATGGGGGAACTTATGCAACAAGGCCTGTATATTCAGCATTATCATCAACAACACTGCCTACTGGATTAGGTTTTTATAAAACAAATAGTGCTATAGCTTATTGGTTATCTGGTGGAGGTGGTGCAGCCAATGGCAATCAAAATCAGGCACCAACCCAAAGCGGTCAAGGCGGCCTTTTAGGACCTGGATCACCAGGTGGTCTTGGTGGCGGCGGCCAAGGCGGATATTTTTATTCTGATTATAATTTATTTAGCAATTTATATTATCCCGGATCAGCAGCAATGCCAAGTACTGGTGGTGGAGGTGGCGGAAGCGGACAAGGGGCTAGTAATGGTGGAATTGGTGGAAGTGGTTGTGTAATACTTTCTGTTCCTACAGATAGATTTCAATTAGCGACTGTTAAAGGAAGTTATTACACAACAGTAAGCGGCACTAACACAATCGTCACTTGGACTTATCCTGGTGGATTTTATGTGGCATAATATATCATGACAACTATAATTAATGCAAATAGTATGGGAATACTTATAACTCCCGATAGTTCAAACTCACTACAAATACAAACAAATACATCAAATTGTTTATTGATATCTCAACTTGCTGGAGGATATCCTACAGCAAATTTTAATTCAACTGGTGCTATTATATTACCTTATGCAAATCAAACTTTGCCTATAATCCCGTCCGTTGGAATGTTACATTATGATTCAGTTAACGGACATATTTGGGTTTATAAAACCACAGGATGGTCAACTTTCATATGACAATACAACTCAGCGCAAATTCTCTATTTAATCCAAGCAGTGCTATAAATGTATGTGTAATTTCTAGTAGTCCCAACACATTACAATTTCAATCCAATACTGCAAATGTAATAACGATTGATTCCAATTCAACTATATTTTTTAATGGTACTTCCGCCATGGTATTACCGGTGGGTAATACTATTCAACGGCCAGTCAATCCAGTAAATGGAATGATGAGATTTAATAGCTTCAGTTCTGGTATGGAAGCTTATGTTAGTGGTAGTTGGTTGGTAGTTACAACTTCATATTCCGGATATGTACTATCTGTTGCTGGTGGTGGTGGCGGTGGAGGTTCAGGATCTTTTCAAGGTGGTGGTGGTGGTGCCGGAGGTTACATAAATGGATCAATTGCTTTAAATCCAGGAACAATTTATTATGCCAACGTTGGTATGGGCGGCAAAGGCGGTGATGCTGGTGCAAGTCAAAACGGAGCATCCGGTAAAGTAACTACTTTTGGTATTGCAGGCACAAATAGTTTTTATGCTTACGGCGGTGGCGGTGGTGGTTCTGGCCAAAGTGGTGTGGCCATGTCAGGCCAATTGGGAGGATCCGGTGGCGGACAAGGTTATGGTCAATACGGTTCATATGGTTACGGAATCACAGGCCAAGGATTTGATGGTGGTGGAGTCAATCCGGCTCAAGCTGGTGTAAGTGCTGGTGGCGGTGGTGCAAGTCAAAAAGGTGGATTAGGCACAGGTGCAAGTGCTAACGGTGGAGATGGAATTTTAAATCCCATTGTTGGTTCTACACAGGGTCAACTTGTGTCCGGGTCTTATTGGGTCTGTGGTGGAGGAGGTGGCGGCCAAAACTCTAACGGACAAACCGGAGCATTAGGTGGTAAAGGCGGCGGAGGCAATGGTGGTTATGTTGGACCTAACTACGCAATTTCTATAAATGCACAAGATGGTTTAGCAAACACCGGTGCGGGTGGTGGAGGTGCTTGTCAAGTTACTTATGGAGCCGGTGTTGGAACTGGTGGAAGAGGTGCAAATGGCGTTATTGTATTGAGCGTTCCTTCATCTAACTATAATGCGGCAGTATCTACAGCTAAAGGTCCAACCGGAACATTTACTCAATTTTTTGCCGGTGGTCTTACTAATAGTGCAAATTCAATTATCACTTGGACATATCCAGGTGGAACCTATGTCGCCTAAATATTCCCTATAGGAGAAAAACATGGCAACAATTACAAACCGAGATGACTTTAAAACTTATTGTTTGCGCAGGCTCGGATTTCCTGTAATCGAAATTAACGTAGATGACGATCAAGTAGAAGATCGTATCGATGATGCACTTCAATATTGGACAGATTATCACTTTGATGGACTACAAAAAGTTTATTACATTAAAGCATTAACTGGATCAGTATTAAGTGCCAATAACACTCTTGCTCCTTATATTCCAAACGTTTCAAGCTTGATTGGTGCCACTTCAGGTGCTACTGCAACAATCACTGGATTTTCAGGTAATAATGTTGTTCAAATTAAAGGAAACCAAACCTTTACTGTTGGTGAAACTTTAAATTATTACGATACAACCGGTAATGTACAAACTACAGGTACCACAATTACCGCTTACAAAATGGGTGACGTTGATCAAAGATACTTAGATTTAAGTACTTCTACGGACGCACAAGGTTTTCCAATGGAAATTGTTGGTGTTACCCGTGTATTTCCACTTTCAGATTCGCAATCTAATGTTAATATGTTTGACCTTAGATATCAACTACGATTAAACGAGTTATACGACTTTACCTCCGCATCATACATCAATTATACACTTACACAACAACACATACGTTCACTGGAACTTATGTTTACAGGTGAAGTTCCTATTCGATTCCAAAGACATATGCAAAGGTTGTATATTGATTGGAATTGGGGCCCAAATGAAGCTCCAGTTGGCCAAGTTGCAATTGCAGAATGTTATGCGGCAATTAATCCTGATGTTTATACCAGAGTATATAATGACCGTTGGCTCAAAGAATATGCCACAGCACTTATCAAAAGAACATGGGGAAATAACCTTTCTAAATTTGCCGGACTTCAATTACCCGGTGGCGTTACATTAGATGGAAAAACTTTATATACTGAAGCTTGTACTGAAATTGAACGTTTAGAATCTGAAATGGCTACAAACTATTTTGGCCCATTAGAATGGTACATGAACTAATATGGCTATTTCACAATACTTTAATAATTACGGAAGTCTTCCTGAGCAACGTGTAATTGAAGATATTATCGTAGAATCAATCAAAGTTCAAGGCTTTGAAGCATATTATTTACCTAACGATAATGATGCTGCTCGTGATCTTCTTTTTGGTGAAGATCCGGTTAAAAGTTTTGAAACTGCCTTTATGGTTGAAATGTATCTTTCCAATTCACTCGAATATGGTGGTGAAAAAGAATTCTTCTCTAAATTTGGACTTGAAATTAAAAACACGGTTCAAGTAATACTTTCTAAAAGATCATTTACAGAACGAGTTCCACAAAATACATTTACTAGACCCCGTGAGGGTGATTTGGTTTATATACCATTTTTAAATGGTACGGGTGAATTGTTTGAAATTAAATTTACAAATCAAACTAAAGATTTCTTTATGTTAGGCCGTAAAGTTCCTTATTTCTATGAATTGGAACTTGAAAAATTCAAATATTCACAAGAAGTTATTGCTACTGGTGTTGCTGATATAGATTCTGTTGTAACAGATTCAGCATACACACTACATTTAAATATTGGCACAGGAACAGGAATATATAAAATTAATGAAATCGTATACCAATCAGCAGACGAAACATATGCAAATGCTACTACTGTTGCCGTTGTTCAATCCTGGATTCCTTCTTCTAACACTTTGTCTGTGTCCAATATTGCCGGTGAGTTTGTTGATGGTCAGTCAATTATTGGTCAAGCCAGCGGATCAGAATATACATTAGCTTCATTTGATCCGTTAAATAATCCTGCTAAGAAAGAAGTATATGATAATTCATATATTAATACTTCTGCTGATACAATTTTAGATTTTACTGAAGAAAATCCATTCGGAACTATTTAATGGCCAATACCACATACAATAGAATTATTCGTAAACTTGTTGTTGGATTTGGAAACATTTTTAACAACATTACACTAGTTCGATATAATAAGGATGAAACAGAAGCCCAACGGTTTATTGTTCCTATTGCTTATGCAGCCAAAGAATTATATGTTCAACGATTACAAGGTGATGCCAATTTAGACAAAAAAGTTCAAATGACTTTACCTCGTATGTCATTTGAAATGAATGGCCTAACATACGATACCACAAGAAAACAAAATACCAATTTTAAAGCATTTTCTCAAACCAAAAATGGTGTTCTTGCTCAATATAATCCAGTACCATACAATTTCGATTTTGATTTGTGTATCTATGTTCGCAATATTGAAGATGGCACTCAAATCATTGAACATATACTTCCCTATTTTGCTCCAGATTATACAATCAAAATAAATTTGGTTCCTGAAATGGGTATGATTAAAGAAATACCGGTTGTATTAAATTCAACAAGCCAAGAAGTGTCTTATGAAGGTCCTAGAGATACTGATCCTAGAATGATTGTTTGGACATTAAACTTTACAGTTAAAGGCTATGTGTTTGGCCAAACTTCTACTGTTGGATTAATTAAAACATCAATTACTAATATTCTCAATAATATAACTGGTTCTGATTCTGTTGCATTTAATATGTCAAATACAGGTGTTGGAACATATCAAATAGGTGAAATTGTTTATCAAGGTTATTCGGTTAATTCAGCAACAGCTACCGGCCAAGTTTCTTCTTGGGTAAATAATAAACTAATACTTACTAATATTGATGGTAATTTTGTTTCTTCGCAACACATTATTGGTATTAATAGTGGTGCAAGTTATTTGTTTAATTCATATCAATTACAACCAAACAATCTTGCGCAGATTGTTATTACACCTACACCAACCGATGCTAATGCCAATACTTTATATACATATACAGATACGGTAACAGAAACACCAAATATTGATACGAATGTTATATCTCAAAATAATTTCTTAGGTGATTTGAGTTTAAATACTTTTGGTATAGATGATTTATCAACCGAACTAGAAAACCCAATAGATTTAGGATCCTAAAATGTCAAGAACATTACAACTTAAACGTTATGCTAATACAGTAGTTGCTACTACAACAGGAGCACCTGGCGAATTAATTATTGATAACACTAATCATATTTTAACCATTCATGATGGTTTAACTCCTGGTGGTTATCCAATAGGTAGTACAGATAATGTTGCAAGAACTTTAGCCAATTCAGCTATTCGTCAAGCAAATATTGCAATTATTTTAGCTCAAACAGCATTTAATCAAAGTAATGCACAAGCTTTAGTTGAAGCTTCTTTGTCATTTACAACTGCCGCTTATGGCCAAGCAAACATTGCTAGTGCTATTGCAAATACAGTTTCAGGAAATACTAATTATCTACAAGGTGGTTTAAATACAGCTAATGCCAATATATCATATATTATTGGTGTAAATGCTTGGCAAAATACAGTAGATCAAATTCAAAATGCTAATATGGTTTCAGTTCAAGCATTAGCAAACACAGACTATACAACACTAATTGTTTCGGCTGGTGTTTATGGAAATTCAACAAATATTCCCGTTATTACATTAACTGCTAATGGTCGTGTGTCATCTATTACAAATACCACAATTGGTGGATCATTTACAGGTGCACTTGCCACAGGTAATACACTTACAAGTAATAACGGTTTATATGTAACAAATAATTTTACAGGTACATACGCAGATGGCATTGTTGTTGATTATGTATCAGGAATTGGAAGAATTTCGGTTGGACCTTCAGATCAAATTACTTTTTATACTGGTGGTCCAAACACAACACCTATAGTTAATTTGTATAGTAATGGAACAATTACAACAACAAATGTATCAACGTCAGGTTTAATTACAACAACAGGCAATGGTATTGGATATGCAACTGGTTCTGGTGGTACGATTGCACAGATTACATCCAGAGTAACTGGTGTAACTTTAAATAAACCCTCAGGACAAATCACATTATTTTCACAAGCAATGGCAAATAATACATCAAATACTTTTGTACTTACAAATTCCACAATATCAGCAAATGATTTTTTGATGATCAATCATTGGTCCGGTGGCACTTTGGGTAATTATCATTTTGCTTCTAATACTTCTGCTGGTCAAGCAAATGTCACCATTCGAAGCTTTAGTACAGTTGCAACGGAATCTCCAATATTACAATATGTTATTATAAAAGGTGCGGCTTCATAATAAAATAATATGAATAAATTTGAAAAGAGTATGGAAGAAATATTTGATATAACACCTACAGTCAAAGAAGAAAAAAAAGAATCTTTACCTGTAGTATCTGTTAA